AGCCGAGGATGCGCCCTGCGGTCACCTTGTAGAGGTCCGGCCCCTGTCCGCGATCATACGCCTTGAAGGCCTCGATCTTCCAGTCCTCGCCTGCCAGCCACGCCAGCACGCGCCCCTCGATGTTCGAGAGGTCGGCGATGACCAGCTTGCGGCCCGGTGCGGCCACCAGACAGCCGCGCACGGCGAAGGCGCACCGCTCGCTGACGTTGTCGTAGAGCACGTCCTCGCAGTCGTGCTTGAAGGCCTCAATCGTAGCCTCCTGCACGTCGCCGTCGAACCAATCAGGCGTGCGGGGGAGGTTCTGCGGCTGGAAGATGCGCCCTGCATCGCGCCCCGTGCGCGCCGCGCCGCAGAATTGGATCGTCCCGCGCAAACGCCCATCGGACGACGCCGCGTCGAGCAGGGCCTTGTACTTGGCGGGGCTGGTGGCTGCGGCCTGCTGCCGGATCTCAAGCAGCTCGCGCGCCACGGGGTCGAGGGTGCCCTTGAGCAGCGTCTCCACGCTCGCCTTCGTGAGGTCGTCCGTCTGTACGCCGCGCTTGTCGCGCAGGTAGGTCAGCATGACGTCGCGCCGCGTCGTCGACGTCACGGCGCCGCCTGTCAGATGGGCCGCACGAGCGGCCAGAGATCGCGTAGCTCGCTCGAAAGCTCGGATAGCAGATCGGGCGAGGTCTCCATCAATGGCGACACCACGGTCATTAACAGCTTGGTCGATCCTCCACAGGTCGATTTCAGCGCCATTAGCGTTCCATCTTGGAATGCGTCCTCGTATGTCTCGCATCGCGTCCACATCGCGCCGGGCGTATTCGATGAAGGCGTTCCAGTCATCCGGGTGCGTTTCCCTGTCCGCCCGGCGCAGCTTCCAGTTCTTCGGCGCGGGCTTCGTGAACAGTTGTATATGACGACGCCCCTCCTTGTCTTTAGCTTTATCTTGCGGAACGCCCAGCACCTCGCAGAGCTGCCCGAGGGAGGCAGGCAGACTGTGCTGCAAGGCCAGCACCATAGTGTCCTCGACCTTGTCCACCGGAATGTTGACGCCGCAGTGGCGCAGCACCGTGCGGTCGAAGGCGCTGTTGTGGATGACGACGCGATCCGCCTCGTCGATGCGCGCCTGCAGGTCACGCCGCCAGTCGGGCACATCCTGCGTGTCCAACACCTCGGTGGGCTGGTCGTCGACAGCGACCGCCACGAGCAGCACTTCTGCCGCCTCGGCGTAGCGATGCGCGCCGTGCTTGATGGGTGCCGTACCGAAGGTCTCGGTATCGAGCCAGAGCGTCGACATCAGCGCTTCCCGTGCAGGATCTCGCTGACGCGGCCCGGATTGATGCCGTGCGCATCGGCAATTTCTTGGTGCGAGGCGTCCGGGTTGCTGGCGGCCATCTCGCGCACGGACAGGCGCACGGCGGCGGTGACGTTCTTGCTCTTCACCGGCGTGCGGCTGTAGCTGCGGCGGCGCGTCTCTTCGGCCAATTCGCCGATCTGCTGAGCGATCTGGAACTGGCGCCGGGCGAGCGTCTGGCTCTCCTCGGTCAACACACCGATCAGTTCGCGGATTTCAGGAATAGTTCGTTTCATGCTGATACACTCCTCTGTTCAGGTGAGCCGCGCGCTTCGTGTATCAGCAACGCAGGAGCAAACCCGCACCCGCGCGCGGCTCGCCAGAACAGAGGGTGCGACGGGGTTAGCACACATCGGGAGGGAAGAGGACGTCCCCCGTCGCACCGCAGGTATAGGCTTAGAGCAAATCCAAGCCAAGGGCTTTCTTGTAGGTCTCGAGGATCATTTCGCGTTCCGCGCGGTCTTCCGGTTTCATTTTCCGCAAGCGATAGACCTCCCGCATCACCTTGGTGTCGTAGCCGACGGCCTTCCCTTCCATGTAAACATCGCGGATATCGTCGGCGATGCCCTTCTTTTCCTCTTCGAGACGCTCGATGCGCTCGATCAGAAGCCGCAGACGGTCGTCGCCGCTGTTGTGTCCGACGTCGCTCACAGGATGTCCTCCGCCTCGGCCTTGGCCTTCGCCAGACCAGCGAACTCGTCCGCCGACGCCGCGCTCGAACCGCCGCCGAGGTTGTCGCCCTCGCCGGTCAGCATGACGCCGCGCAGCGAGCAGTTGACGCGGCGGCCCCACTTGTTGTCCTGCGCCCAGATCTCGATCGAGGCGTTGACGAGGGCACCGCTGAACGCTTGGCGCTCGATGTCGCCCTTGGCGCTCAGCTCTTCACCGTACTGATTGAAGACAGTCGGCTGGGTCTTGGCGTTGCGGGTCGAGAGGTAGTGCTTGCCCTCGAAGCCGGTGTACGGCTCGCCGGTCTTCTTCGACTTGTAGACCTTCTTGGTGAAGCACAGCTTGCCATCCTCGGCGAGCAGCTCAAGGATGCTGGCGGCCTTGTCCTTCCACGCTTCCTTCGCCTCGGCGAGGATCGCTTCTTCGATAGCCTTCTGCTGTTCGGAGTTAGGCGTGATCGGGAACTTCGCACCGTAGGCCGGTTCGCCTTCGCCCAGTGCTTGGGGCTCGGCGAGGGCGGGGAAAGCCAGAACGACGTTCTTCAGCATAACGCGAGTAGCCATTATCAAATATCCACTTCTCAGTTTTCAGGTTGAATGAGGTCGCGGAAGTCATCAGCGACCGATTGGACGGCAATCTCTTGCCGCCTGTCAGTGGCCGGAGCCACAGACGGCTTGCCCGCGCTCTGGGTGATGCGTTCCTGCACCTTCGCCCAGCGCTTGGGGTTCTCCTTGAACAGCTTCTCCGCCTTCGTCGGCGAGATCAGAGTGAAATCATACATCTCATCCTGACGCAAGCGGAAAGACTTGAATAGCTGTTCGACGTCGTCCGCATCGGACCACTTACGCGGCCCGCGCTTACCCTCGACGAGCTTGTACCCGTCGACGGTCTGCCCTGCGAGCAGGCGGCGCTCGGCCTCGGCGCGCACAGCCTTGCACCAGTCCTCGACCATGCCGACCTTCGCCATAGCGATCGGCAGGTAGTTGTCGCCCGTCTGCATGTCGACGGTCTCGGGCACGAAGTCCGCGAACTCGTCGAGCGTGGCTGCGGAAGACCCGCCCACCACCTCGGCCACCTCGGCGCGCAGGGCTGGGCACGTGGCCTTGGCCTTGCAGAAGCGGCACTGCTTCTCGCCGGGCGTGAGGAAGGCCGCGAGGGCGTCCTCGCCTTCGATCGTTTGGGCGAGGTTGCACTGCCCCGCAGCGAAGGACGCGCTCTTGGCGAACGTCAGCAACTGCTCGACGGGTATCGTCCACTCGCTGACGTGGTTGAGGCGCGGCTGGTGGATGATCATGCTTACGTAGTCGAAGTCGCCCAGCACGCTGTACTCTTCGAGCGCGCCGAGGGCGTAGAGCTGTGTCTGCTCGTTCTCCTCGGCGCTCACGCGCACGCCCATGCCGTACTTGAGATCGATCACGACGATCTCGGCGTTGACGTGGTCGATGATGACAACGTCACTCGTGCCGGTGGCACCCTTCTCGCCGGTGATGTGCCCGATCGGCAGCCTACGCTCGACCATCAGCGTCGCGCCCTGCGCCCGCTCGCGCACGAGCTTGACGTAGTCGTCGACGTAGTCGGCCATGTCCTGCGTGATCGGCCACTGCACGTCCTCGCCGTGGTCGTTGAAGGCGATGCGCTTGCCCACGTAGGCCTGCGCGGTCGCCTCGCCGTCCTCAAGCACCAGAGCGGCCAGCTCGTGCGCTGCGGTGCCCTCACGGGCGTAGGAGCTGCTCTCGTCGGGGTACTGGGCCTCCAGCACCACGCTGCCGGGGCAGCGCATCCAGCGATGCGCTCCCGAGGGGCTGAGCTTTGCGTGCGCCATCATTTGTCCTCCTCGGCGTATAGAGCGTCCATGCTTTGAAGCCACTGCCACATAGGGACGGTAGTAAAGGTATCCGGGACATCCGTGTAGGAGATCATCTCCGGCGTCGCCTCGAAGTACATCGCCGCAAGCTGCAAGTGGTAGAACATGAGGGTGAGGGCCTCCTGCTCGTTCTCAACAGGCGGCGCTGATACGTTGATCGTCATCAGAGCGCCGCCTTGAGCAGGGCGACCAGCTCCGGCCAGAGCGCCGGATCCATCAGCGACGCCTTCTCGACGCCGAACTGGCCGATGATCTCCTGCGCGACGGGCTTGCCCTTCTCCTTCACCACTTGCAGCACGATCGGTGCCACGTCAGTGTCGAAGTTCAGCTCCGAGGCCGATGCACTCTGCGCGGGGGCGGGTTCCGGCGGCGTTGGCTGGCTCTCGGTCTCCTCGGCAGCGGGGGCACTCTTGGGGGCCGGAGTGGGGTCCACGGGTGCCGCTTCAACGACCGCTGGTGCAACCCCAACGGTTTCAACGGGGGTTGCACCCCCGACGGCCACGGGAGCGCCTTCCGTGGCGGTGCCGGTGTTCAGCTTGGCTGCCAGCGACAGGGCCTTCCCGGCCAGCTCGGCGAGCGTCTCAGCGGTGATCTCAATCTTGTACATTCTCAGTTTCCCTTTTCCAGTTGTTCAATGTGAGCCTTGAGTGAGGCGATCTCGTCCTCGCGCTGGCTGAGCATAAGCTCGAGCTTATCGATCTGGACGCCTGCCTCGTAGAGCCTGTCGTCGAGCTTGTTAAGCTCGCGCTGCAAGTCGTCCGCGCGCTCCTCGCTGTCGGCCACGCGCCCGTCCAGCTCAAGGTCGAGATCCTCAAGGCGCTCGCCCAGAGCGACGGCCAGTTCGGAGTTGGGCTCGTACTTCGCCACCTCGATCAGACGGGAGGTCGAGTAGGAGCGGTAGGTAGTGCGGTCTTCCACGGTCTGTCTCCTCAGAAGTTCCACGGCGTGGCGCCGTGCTGCTTGGCGAGCTGACGCGCCTCGCGCTTGCCGCTCACGTTGTAGGCGACCACGTTCGAGCGACGTCCCTCCGCGATCCGGTTGATGTAGAGGGTGGGCGGGTATCGCTTGCTACCCGTCGTGTATTCTGCGGCGAGGACGCTGTCGCTCATCGGTGTTTGCTCCTGTAGGCGTTGCTGATGACGTAGATATAGGGCCGTAATCTGGGATTGCAACAGCTAATTTGCAAAAAATTACGTGCGGGGCGTTTTATTCGTAGAAGACAACGATGCCACCCTCGATCTTGAGCGGGCCGTCCTTCTCGCGGCTGAGGCCATTGATGGCGCGCACGATCGTCTGGCGGCGCGTATCGCGCTTGCCGTCCTCGGGCTCGGGCATAGTCTCCACGGCCTTCTGGATGAGCTCCTCGGCCTTGACGATGCTCTGGCTGCCGAACAGCGACATCACCTCAAGGATGTGGTTCTCGACGCGCCCACGGCGCTTGAGGCCCTTGCGGTTGTCCTCGTCCGGCTTGCGCGTCGGCAGGTCGGTCTCAATCGCCACGCAGCTCGTGACGGGGTCGCCGTCATAGTCCACGCCCAGATCGACCACCTCAAGCTTGAAGCCCCAGCGCGTGCCGTCCTCGCCGTCCTTCATCTTCTCGATGTGGATTTCGCGGCTGCCGTCCTCATGGCGGATCACCTCGATCTGCGCGTCGGCTGCGGCCTTGAGGCCCGACCAGCCGCGCGAGCCCCTGCTCAGATCCTTGCCAGCGTGGTGGACGCCGAGAACCGTCGCGTCGGTGGCGCGGTGGATGAGGCGCACGTTGGACAAGGCGCGGCCCATGTCCTCGGACGTGTTCTCGTTCGCGCCCGGCGTGACCTGCGCGAGCGTGTCGACCATCACGCACGACACGTCGCCGATCGCCTGCAGCTCGGCAATGACCTCGGCGATGTCCTCGCTCTCAAGGAAGTTCGGCGCGGCTGTGATGATGCGCAGGTTCGGCACGTCGCGCAGGTCGATGCCGTGGTACTGCGCGTACGCCTGCAGTCGCTGGGCGACGCCCTTGCCGCCCTCGGCGGCGATGATAACGACGATGCCCTGCTTCACGCGCCTGCCTCGCCAGTCGACGCCGCGAGCGATCGCGAAGGCGTAGTCGAGAGCGACGAAGGTCTTGCCCGCCCCGCTCGCGCCATATAGAATTATCAGCTCGGCCTTGGGCACGACGCCCTTGATCAGCCACTCAATCGGCTCTTGGTTAGCCATTTCGTGAGCGAAGCGCGACGTGAAGCGCCCGCCACCGCGCTCCTCAAGGATCGCCTCGACGCGCGCCATCATCTCCTCGGTGGTAGGCGTCTGGCGCTCCTTGTAGCCCGCCTCCTTCGCCATCTTGATCACCGAGGCCATCGTGACCTGCCTCTTGCCCGGTGCGGGTTTGAGGCTCTCCCACTGGTGGCGCAGGGCCTCCGTGCCGGGGTAGTTGTGCCCCTCGCTCGACCACTCATCCCACAGCTCGAAGCCGGTATCGTCTCCGTCCGTCTCGTGGTGCAGGGCCATCCCCACGCGCAGCCACGGGTCGCGGCCCATCCCCGCGTCGAGGTAGCTGAGGTAGGTGTGCATCTCCTCGACGCTGAGGCCGAGGCGCGGCTCGCGCCCAGCCATGAAGTCGTCGGGGTCGAAGGTCGCGCTGCTGCTGGCGCCGAAGCGGCGAAGGGACAACGAGCGCGTCGCCTCGTCTACGTCGGCGATGCGGTCCTCGTAGCCGAGCATCTCGCAGCCGGGCAGGATATTGCCCGTGAAGGTCACGAAGCCTGCCGTGCTGAAGGTCTCGAAGCCGTACTGGTCTTCGTTGGCGTGGCTTTTGTGGTTGCCCAGATCGCCCTTGAGCACGGCGCGCACGCCTGTGCCGCTCGGGCTGTACTCGGCATAGGTGCGACCGACGATCGCCTCGACCTCGGCAGGCATGTGCCCGTCGCCGTCCACGCACTTGTCGAAGTCGAGGAAGGTGTAGCCGAAGTCGGGCAGGGGCGCGAAGCCCACGCCGTCATAGCTGCCGCGCACAGCCGCGTCGCGCGCCTCGGCGAAGGTCGTCAGACGCGCGCGGTCACTCGGCGCGCCCTGCTGCCCGTGACGACGCGTGCCGTCCGCCCAATAGGGGATCTTGCGAGGCTTCGCCTCGCCTGTGAACTGCTCGAAGCGCCACACGAGCCACGCTGGCAACTCGCGGAGCGGTTCGGGCACGCGCACGTCTCCGATCGGCGGAAACAGCGGTACTACGTTTGTCATCGGCGTACCCCTCACAGAACCGAGGCCAGATCATCGACGAGTTGGATGCGCTCTCCGATCCAGCGCATCACCGGAACGGCCATGCTGTTGCCGAGCGCCTTGTATCGAGGCCCGTCGGGACAGTCCTCCGCTCGCTTCTTGCCCCACGGGATCGCCGTGAAGTTGTCAGGGAAGCCTTGCAGCCGCTCGCACTCAACAGGGGTCAGGCGGCGGACGGCGGAGTGCATCACATAGGATTTGCTTGACCCGCCGGATGCGGCGCGGATGTTGGCGGTGTCGTGCGGCCCCTCCAACTGAGAGCCGCCCTCGCGGCCACGCAAGTCGTAGGCAACGGCTGGCTGCGTCACGAAGTCGCCGCCCTGATTACCGCCGACCGGTCCCGATGCCATGATAGGCTGCGCTACGTCAGTCTCGCGGGCCTTGTAGTCCTTGCCGCTGTTCATGGGCATGATGGAGTAGGCGACGGCGTGAGGCTTCGTGGCTTGGAGCGTGTACATCGGGTCGGCCTCGCCACCAACGCCAAGGCCGGGGTCGCGCAACCGAACACGGCCCTCCGCGTCGGGAGATGGTGTCTTCGCCGCGCTGTCCGCCCGATCTGCATCCGATATTATCGGATAGGCAACCGCTGGTGGCACACCTGCGTTTGCGTGGCTGTCATTGTGGCCGCCTGCGCGCAGCGTGGGGCTACAGTCCTCGGTCGCGTCCGCGCCGTAGTCCTTGCTGCTGAAGGCGATGGCGACAGTAGCGCAGCCGCCAGCAGAACCGCAGCCCAATGCGTGGGCGGAACCACCGTCGTTGAACGTAGCTATGCAGGACGCCGTGTCCTGATCATTGCGGGCCGCCACGGTCTTCGACACGGCACCCGTGTCCGCCTGATTGTAGGCGTCGAACACAAATATGTTTTCATCTTTGTTATGGCCGGTGGCTGAATTAGCCATCGATGCGGTGATCGCGTTGGCCGTATCGGGAACGAAGTTCGGGTCGCCGCCCTCACCGAGGCGGCGGGTGCGGAGCGTGCCTACAGCAGATCGGTCCCCTCCGCGTCCACCACGCTCTGAAGCGCTCGGTGCAAGGCCTCCGGCAGCGTCTTGCCTCTTTTCTCGGCTCGGCGCAGGATGCCCGAGCAAGCTGTGGCGCTCAAAAAGAACCGCTGCGGCACAGCGCCAGTCTCCAAAGTATCCGACAACGAACACACGGCGGCGTCGCTGGGCCACTCCGAAGTACTGAGCGTCAAGCACTCGGTAGGCGAGGCCATACCCGAGGTCTTCCAGCGCCCCGAGGATGGAACCAAAGTCCCGTCCTCCGTTCGATGACAGAACACCGGGGACGTTTTCCCAGACGATCCAACGAGGCCGCTCGCGTTGAGCAAGTCGGCAAAACTCAAGGGCGAGGTTACCACGCTCGTCGTCCAATCCTCCTCGGAGACCGGCGATACTGAAGGATTGGCAGGGCGTCCCGCCGACGAGGAGGTCGATCTTGCCATACTGGTTTTCCTGAATAGTGGTGAAGTCGCCGTGCAGCGGCACGTCGGGATAGTGGTGTTCAAGCACCGCCCGAGGGAACTTCTCAATCTCGCTGAAGAACGCAGGCTGCCAGCCCATGTGGTGCCAAGCGGCGGTGGCGGCCTCAATGCCGCTGCATACGGATCCGTAGCGCATATCGGCCCCCTCAGCCGTTGCTGTCTGGCGACGCGATCAGGACGCGAGCGGCGGACGGATCCATCGTCTCGTAGCGATTGATGCCGAAGACGGCCTCGATCGCGATCGCACGTTCAAGGGGTGCCCAGCCCCTGTTCCGCCAGTTGTAGATGGCTTGATGCGTGACGCCCATCGCCTTCGAGAAGGCGACGATGCCGCCCCCTCGCTTGATCGCCTCGTCGATAGCGGCGACGCGGCTTTCCTTGGTGCTCATGTTTGTCTCCTCGACGGTGCTCATCGCGTGAACACCTCCCCCCTGCGCCCTAGACGCCCCGTTTCGGGGTTGCGATAATGTCCGTCCGCGATGATCTTTTCAAGCCTCTTGATCTCGGCCTTGAGGTTGTGGACCGCGAGGGCTTGCGCCTTCTCGTCCGTGGCGGCCCGCTCTCGCGCTCCGCGAAGCTCAATGTGCGCCAAGGCGTAGGCGACCTTGTGGTCGGCGAGGGTCCGGCGGGCCGCGCGCAGCGCGCCCCACGGATTGATGATGTCTCCCAGTGTCATGCTACGTCCTCTCAACCTTTGATGCTCAGCGGGCAGGTGCGGTAGCCCATGTTCAGCACGGTGCCATTGCCATAGCGGCACATTTGATTGCCGTTCTCGTACCACTGCGCGACGAGGTAGTAGGTCATCTGGTACTGCGCGGCGGCGGAGGTGGCACTCAGGGCCAGAGCGGCTGCGATAACAAGCTTCTTCATTTCACTTCTCCTTTGTGATGCTAGTGTCGTTCAATGCGACCTCGACCTCGGGCCACTCGCGGCAGATGTCCGCCATCTCCGCTTCGCTGATCTGCCCGCTGCGGTAGCAGGCGAGGATTGATGCTACGTCGGTCATTTCAGATGCTCCTCCCTCTCAAGCATCATAGCCACCTGCCGCATCCCGTGCTTGCGCAGCCACTGCATGATCAGCGCCTCTCGCGCCTTCACGGCGATGTCGATTTCGATCTGGCGGGCAGCGGCCTGCGCGTCGAGGACGCTCTCAAACCACAGCGGCTCTTCGTCGGTGTATACCCAGTATTTCTGATCGCGCTCCGACCAGTTGACCTTCGGTGTTGTCATTTCCCAAACCCCTCTTCGTAAAGTTCAATGGCGCGGATGGCGATCCACTGCCAACGGCCAATGTTAGACCGAAAGTTTTGGTCGTGTGACTGCGTTATAGCCTCACGGGCACACAGCAGCTTGCGATCTGGTGGCGGCTGCTCGTAGCGTTCGATCATGTCGCACAGGGCGCGGAAAGGGGGGCTATCCTCGTAGATGTTGTAACGGATGTAGTCAGCCACCAGTACGGAGCATCCACTCCGCTTCGCAGCTTCGATCAGCACCCAGTCGGGCGGTGTTTGCTTGTCGGTCATT